GCCAAGGATATTCAATTCAAGGATTAAGTAAGGTCACACTTCTTGCTAATGGAACAATTAGTGGACCAACGACATAAGGAGACGGACATGAGATTTTATTATCGTATTCTAAGTGCCAATGAGAAAGAACATACATTTGTTGTTCGCTATTGGACTGACAAGTTTACTGAAAAGGATCTTCGAATCAGAGATGATGATCACGAGGATCCCCCACAACGTTGTCGAACTGACTACAATCTAACAGGTTGGAAGCATGATCTAACTCCGGATCAGCTACATGAATATATCGTTCAAAGTGCTCCAAAGGCTTGGTTCGAAATTCTTGAGAAAGCAGCTGATGGTCAGACACAAACGATGGCTAACGTGCAAGAATTAGTCAATATCAATAAGGAATGTCATCTAACTGAGGTACCAAAGAACAAATCTAACCAGTAACAAGGAATTTTATTATGATAATGAATGCGACATACGAAAAACAAATGATTACTCATCCATGGATATTTTGGGATGATGGCTTTACTGACGAACAGCTTCAAAAGGTTATTGATTACTCTCTAACTCAACCAACGAAGAAGGGAGAAGTCTTTAAAGCTGGAGGCGAACAAGAAACAAACGCAGTTCGTAAATCGGATATTCGTTTCATTGATAAAGCTCCTGATATTGCTTGGTTCTTTGAACACATGAATAATCTGATTGGGATTCTTAACGAACGTTGGTATGACTATCATCTGACTGGTTATGATTACTTCCAATACACTGAATATCATGCCGAAGAACAGGGTCATTATGATTGGCATATGGATATGACCACTGGATCAACGACAAATTGGCAATCAGCAACTCGGAAACTAAGCTTATCCTTGGTGCTCAATGATGATTATGAAGGTGGTGAGTTTCAATTCAATACAGGCGGTGAAGATCGAGCCTTAGTCGCTGAACAAAAGAAAGGTCGTATCTTGGCTTTTCCGTCATTCATTCAGCATCGGGTTTTACCAGTCACAAAGGGTGTCCGAAAGTCAATTGTTATATGGGTCGTAGGACCAAAATGGACATAAATAAGAGGTAACAAGGGAAACAACGATGCCACTTAATAATCCTCCAAGCACTCGACAACAGTTCGCTCAATATTGCCTTAGACGCCTTGGACAGGGTGTTATCCCAATCTCATTAACACCTGAACAGATCTCGGATCGTATTAATGATGCTCTATTGTACTGGTGGGATTGGGCATTGGATGGTTCCGAACATGCTTATTACTCATATCAGGTCACCGCTCAAGATATAACCAATCAATACATTACCTTACCAGACAATATCATTGGAGCCGTCAACATCTTTGATATTGGTGATGCTTTGAATACTGAAAATATGTTCGATATCCGATATCAGATCGCCTTGAATGACTTGTATACCTTGACTTCGTTCTCGGTTGTTCCATACTATATGGCAATGGAACACTTGGCATTGCTTGAATACATTCTAGTTGGTAAGAAACCAATTCGTTACAATAGATATGATAACATCCTGCATGTTGATATGGATTGGCTAGAAGCTATTGATGCAGGCAATTATATTGTTGTTGATTGTTATCAGATTGTCGATCCTGATAGTCTTCAGAATGCCTATCAAGATCGTTTGTTAGCTCAATTAGCAACAGCCTACTTAAAGCGTCAATGGGGATCGAACCTTAAATTGTTCAAGGGTGTTCAGATGCTTGGTGGTGTCGAATTCAATGGACAAACTATATATGATGAAGCGGTCGCAGAAATAAAAGACATTGAGGATAACATCTGGAAGTTTGCAGGTCGTCCGCTTGATATGATCGGATAAAACATGAAAAAACTTCGTGATATTATCCCAGAAACTTGGACACCAGCATCAAAAGCTCATAAGTTAAGTGATGATGCATTTCGTAATTCTTTAAGTGCTATCAAACATAAGAAGACAGGTAAAGTTCATATTGCGAAATCTAAAGATCAATCACATTCTGATTTAATAACTACAACTAAATCTCCATACAGTCAGCATCATATGCCAAATTCAGTATGGAGAAGAGGATTTTGGAGTTCAGAATGATCGCAACGACAGTCAGTCCATTCTTCAAAGACATACAAAGTCCACAACCAACAACTCATCAATGGCTGTATGAGGATCTATTAGATGCAGCAATGCGTCAGTATGGAGTTGATGTTTATTATGTGCAACGTAACTATGTCAATACGAATGGGATCTATGGCGAAGATGATCAATCATCATATACAACAGCCACATTGATTGCTGCTTATGTAAAGAATGTCATGGGATTTGCTGGTGATCGAGATTTCATGAGCAAGTTTGCTGGTTTAGAAATTAGAGACCAAGTTACCTTCACTATTACCCGTCGAATGTTCCATTATGGTATTGGAGATCTACCAGTCCCAAAGGGTAAGCTTGGAGAGATGGCTAATCGTCCAAGAGAAGGTGATTTAATTTGGTTTCCGTTGAACAAGCGTTGTTATCAGATCAAGTACGTAGACTTGTATTCGATGTTCTTCCAGGTTGGTAAGCTGATGGCATGGGATTGTACCTGTGAACTCTTCGAGTACAGTCAAGAATATTTCAACACAGGAGTTCCAGGTATCGACCGTATGATGACGGTATCACTTAATGTTCTTTCATATGCTCTTACAGATGGTCAAGGCAACTATCTATTGACTGAAGCAAATGATTATCTAACAACTGAGAACTATGTAATCGAGAATATCGATAAGGAAGCAGACAATACAGATATGGATACGGAAGCGAATACATACATTAGTTGGAGTGAAGATAATCCGTTTAATGACTTTACAACACAAACGGGAATGGGTGTCGAATGAAAATAGCATCATTTGGATGGGAATCTGACAAAATAAACCAACACACTGTTACGATCACGTTTCCAATTCTTAATCCAATTAGAATTTTAGGATATCAATTTGATATTGGTCTAATGTCATGGAGTGCTGGTGACAGCGTGTTCCAAGGTGGTGGATGGACGGAGGTATTGTTCTCAGCAACGATCAATACACTACCAGCCCCAACAGAGTTTGGGACACCAGTATTTACGGATTCAACAGGAACTAAGCAAAATCTTCATGGTAATCCAATGAATGGTGTGAATTTCTGTAGTGCAATCCTAAAAGGTTTTATTTCGAATATTGATGCAGTCAATAAAGATATTCGAATGATGGGATTGAACCTACCAGTTGTCGCTAATTCTGAACTGATCTTCAATGCTGGTCATGCTGGTTTTGGTCCAGTTGATTTTGAAGTCCAGGGCGCTTTATTTTACGAGGATAACTAATGATTTGGGGTGGTCAACAATTTTTCAACGATAGCATGCGCAAATACATCACTGTATTTGGAAAGATGTTCGATAACACAACGATCATCAGAGAGACAGCTAATGCTGCGGGAGGAAACTCAACTAATAAGATCGAGACCGTTGCTTATAAGGTCCCGTTTGCTTATGCAGCCAAGGATAAGATGTTTGTTAGACTTACACAAGATCCTCAAGGTACTAGACCCGAAGCTGTTATCCTTCCACGTATGTCATTCGAAGTAGCTGGTTCCCTAACATATGATGGGGACCGTAAGCTAACAAGTTCAGGACGAAACGTTAAGGCAAACACATCCAACTTCAATGTGTTTATGACTCAATACAATCCTGTTCCTTATAACATTCCATTCAATTTGTATATCTATAGCAAGTTCCAAGAAGACGGTTTTAAATTGCTTGAACCAATCCTATCCTATTTCACTCCGGAGTTCACTCCACAAATTCAATTGATTCCATCAATGGATGTAACGTTGGATGTTCCTATTGTTATTGGTAATCCAACTCTTATAGATACATTTGATGGGAAAGCTCCAGATCGTCGTTTATTGGTATGGACAGTTCCTTTTATCATGAAAGGATACTTCTTCGGACCAATCATCGAACGTCCAATGATCAAGTTCGCAAACGTTCATGTCTATGCAGGAGCACCTTACTCGAATATCGGTTGGGGACTAAATACCTCGCAGTTCACGAACAGTACACAAACGACTATTTCATTGTACAGTAATGGACAACAAGCTTCGTTCCCACAAGTAGGGAATAGCACAACTCCATACTTTGCTAGAATTGATAATGAATTGATTGTTGTTACAGCTGGTTTCGGGACCAATACCTTGACCATCAGTCGTGGTGAGGCAAATACTTTAGCTAATGCTCATGCAGCTGGAGCAGTCCTAACACCAGTTGTCAGTAACAACTTTGCTGAGTACGTTTATACACAACCTGGATTACTTGCCAATGGTGCAGCAACCAATGTTGTTGCGAATAGTATTCCATGGGCAAACATTTATGTCTTTGATGATTATGGATACGCTACGGAGATCTTCGCAGCGGGAACGGGGGACTAATGGAAGATAAAATAGCCGAGAGTTTTGGCATTGTTGATGAAAAAGGTGTTGATACGTCATTTAAAATCGATGTCGCTGAAGCGATGCCCGATCAAGTAACGAAACCTTCTTATACTGGACACCTTACAACTGTTTCACGTGAAACAGTCAAGGTTGATAATCGTGCATCTGTTCTGAAAGACTTTGAGACTGCCAGAGATAACCTCCTAGAGATCATCGAACAAGGCCAACAAGCCATTAAAGACTTATCCGGTCTAGCGTTTTCCGCGCAGAACGACAAGTATTATATGGCCTTATCCTCAATGATGAAAACCTTAGGTGATCATAACTTTAAGTTGTTGGAAATACAAGAGAAAATACGAGAAATTGAGAAACTTCAAAAAAATGAGCCTAAACAGGTCGAACATCATGTAATATTAACAACGGCTGAAATGCAAAAACTTTTGACCGGAAAAAAAGACGAATAAGGTATAAATAGTAAAAGGAAACAACGGAGTAAGAAAATTGGTTTGGCCTGATACAGACGACAATGACGACGCAATGTTCCATGGGTTTCCTCATGGATTTGGTTGGAAGCCACAGCTTCCGGATCATCGCGATCTTCGATATTCAGATATAGTTCCTGGTGATGTTGCTCTACCTCAATCATTTTCATTACGTTCACAGATAACATGGAGATATGATCAAGGACGTTGTGAAGGCTGTACTGGTTTCTCGACAGCATCAGCTGTTCGATTGGCATTACAGAAGAGTCAGAGTATCGATCTAGATCCAAGTTGTTTGTTCCTCTATTACAATGCTCGTAAGATTGAGAATGACACTTACAAAGATGCAGGCGCATATATTCGTGATGTGTTCAAGGGTATCGGGACATGGGGTGTAGCTCCAGCTAAAGATTGGGCATTCGCAACTAATAAAGTTTTAACATCACCATCATCAGCTGCATATACAGATGCTAAAAAAGAAGTTTTAAAAGGATACTATGCAATAAATCAAACTCGAAATGATTTGAAGACTGTTATTGCTCAAGGTCATCCGTTCATTGCTGGTATAACTGTTTTCAATACATTACTACAATCTGATCATGGACACGTTAAGATGCCTGCATCAAATGCTCGACCATTAGGTGGTCATGCTATTTGTTTCATTGGTTATAATGATGTAACTCAAGAATATGAATTCTTGAATAGTTGGGGACGAGGTTGGGGAGATGATGGTTGCGGTTTTCTTCCTTACGAATTTGTGGAATCTGGTAATTACACCAGTGATTTTTGGACAGTAATAGGAAAATAATATGACAAAGAAAAGACAATCAACAAGCCCTGCATCAAGTGGATATCGACCACGTAAGAAGATCATCGCTGAAGATCCACCGATTGAA